ACGAATTATACAATACTCCATTCCTTTATAGTCTGGTGCTGGAGTGGTTTGAGACTTTTTGACATACTCTATGTTGTCAATTTTAATAACTTCTGGTTGTTTCATAGTTATTTTGGTTAAATTATAATCTTATTTTATAGTTAATTTTAGGTTTCATAATTAAATACCTCATTAATGCTTTTTTCCTGAAAGCCATAAGCCAATAATGCAGGAATGATTAAGCTTTCCACGACTTCTGCCAAATCAACAATACCATCCATTTCAATGGCTATTTTATTATTTTCTGATTCTAGTGTTATTTTCATAATCTTATGGTTATTATCTATTTTCTAAATATTCATAAGTTTGACATTCGACTATTTCGTAGGGGTTACTTTAGGTTGTGGAACAGTTATTTTAACGCACTGCATACCTTCATTGTGGCATAGCACACAAGTGTGATCACCGACAGGAAATGCTTCACATCTACCATATTTGGTATGAAATGGTGTAGATTTGATCTCCTGTATTACAGGTTTTTTACTTTCTGCAAATTGTATTGAGAAATAAAATAGTGCAACTAAGCCTACTCCAGCAACTATTGCACTGAAAATGTATAAAAATTTATTCATAATTGTAAAGTTAGATTATATTGTTGGGGTTTTTTAACCTTGGTTATCCCCAAAACAAGCGATATTACTACATCCGTATTGTGTAATTTTCACCCACCTTTGCATTAAGTATACCTGATAATGCTCTTGATGCGTTAGCATTCCAGTTGTATTCAGAGGTGGCATAGCACTTATAAGGAATTATGGCATCTTTGCAAATGTATTTTGCACCAATCACCTTGCGACCACCATTGCTTAACTGACCAATCATTGTGTTGCCTTTCAAATATTTATTATTTAGAGTGTCAATTATAGCTTGCCATCCCTCAAATGCTGAATTGAATCCTACCCTATCACCTCTGTCGTTATTGCCAACATTCCCATAGTTGTGCTCAGTGGACATCTTCAGACCACATTGTGTATCAGCCCAGCTAATAGCAAATACAATCTCTGGTTTTACTTTTTTGTATTCAGCATACCATTTTATTTTATCTTTTATTTTTATTGTTTCTTTGTCACAGTGTTTTGCTATCCAATCATCCAGCCCTGTAGACTTTTTTACATCAGGGTGCTTTTCTCCTTGAGGATTGTATTCTGCTGGAATTCTCTTTGGGTCAATGTCTGAATTAAAAGCATAAGTATAGGCATAGGAGCAGATTACCATGCTAACCAAGATTATTGCCCCTGCGTTTTTTGAGCGAAATGAATTTAATATTCCTAAGCTGATAGGTCTGATTGATTTTAACCATAGTTCTTTTAAAATCTTCAGGGATTGCAATATCATCCAAACTACGATATTGGCTACCATCCTTGATAGCTCCCAAGTAGTGGCGAGTATTCTTTTTAATGTTATTTTTACTTCTTTTGAGTTCATTTTTATATTTGTTAAGTTTTAAATGGTGGTATAATTCAAGCCCAAGTGAGAGCAAGAATATGATGCCTATGGTGTAGTAAAGTTTCATCATTTTTGTTTTTTTGGGTTAAGAAATAAATTATTTTTTAGATGATGGTTTCAAATCCTTTCCTTTTATCTCCACAGTTGGTTTCCAGAATAGAAGTGGAGCAATGTCTTTTAGCAAGTTGTGCAGGATATTTGTTTTTGGCCAATGTTTTGGTCGTTCTACTTTTGGTGTTTTCATAATTATTTTATTAAGGATTTAATTTTATTGATTTTTTCTTTACCCATTCCCAAGCCTCTTTTTATTTTTTCATAAGCAAGTGCATCAGGGAGGATCCTTTTCACAATCATTGATTGTTTGAAGTTAGGATTATAAACTACATAATCCCACCACTTCCTTCCTGTCACAAGCAGAGTCATTTGAATCTGCCAATTGTGGGCTGAATCCATTTTGCCCTCAACTAAGTCTTTGAAATAATTCGTATCATTCTTGCACTTTATTTCAACTCCACCATCTTCACCAATTAACCCATCTGGACTTGCTCCAGACAGTTCATCATGCTCAATGAATCCAACTTGGTCAACAGTCAGTCCTGTCTCCAATTCATAAATAGCTCTTGCCTGCTCTTCAAGTTCATTGCCCCTCTCCATATCACGATTCGTATAATTGTCTCTTGGGGCAGTTGAATAGTAATCTGCCATCAGTGAATAAATATAAGTGTCAAGTCCTTTGCCACAGTTGCCTATGGCTTGAGCATGAGATGCAGTCATTTTACCTTTCCTAAGATCAAACCACTCATCTGTGCCCTGATTAATCTGATGTATTTTCATTTTTTTCTTGGGTTAGTTGATTTTTACGCTTTGTAACATACTCATTGAAATCCTTGCCCAAACCTTTGTTGTCCATATAATATGCCCTAAGAGATTCAACATCTTTTATCTCATCAATCTCCTGTTTATATTTTATATCAAGGTCAAGAGGATTGTCTAAATCACAATTCTCATTATCATTCTCTTCAATGTTCTGGTATATATCAGAGAAGTGAATCTTGCAGGCTTTTTTCATTATAGTCTTCATAGCCATTTCCTTGAACCACTTTGCCCAAATATAATCTGTTCGGGCCACCTTCCTGTGTTTGTCGATGTCTTCTTTTGTTAGGATGGTGATAAATTCACCCCTTTTGTTCTTCATTACACAGTATCCACCAATTATGTCAACTTCCTTCTGATTGAATGGATCGCCAAATTTGTGGGTATATTTCACTGAACCACTTTCTTTTGAGAAGTCAAAAGTGTCACCTTTATACATCAATCCTAAGTCTATTTTACTTTCAGGATAAGAAAGGAACATCTTATTTTTATAGGCAATGTAATCATAGCTTATGCCTGTCTTCTGTATGGTGATGTGCTCACCATCAAATATCAAGCCATCCTTGGCAACTCTACGAAATAGCTCAGCCATGTCTTCATCAGACCTACTCTTGAGCCAATAATTCTTGTCATCCATCGTGAGCTTGACTATGTATGAGGCAAACTTCTCAGCATCCTCTACAGGATAATCTTTTAAAAGATTTTTAATATTATTTTTGTTCATGGTTGTGTGGTTAGTGATATATTCTTTAGCATCACTGAAAGGTTAGACTATATAAAGTGGAAAGCTCAAGCCCTTACGAAGTTGAGCCTTCCCGTAAGGGCTATTGCAGAATCCTTAAAGCTTGCTCAAGTGGTATTCCCTCATATTCTTTTGCTTCATTTTTAGATTCTTTTAGAAAAATATCATGGTAGTGGTCAAGCCTGTCCTTGACATCACCCCATGTAGCATCTGAAATGATTACTCCGTACCCAATCTCTGTTAAGCAGTATTTATCAGCTCCTTCCTCGTTGAGATAATTTAAAATAAGAAATTTGTGCTCTCCGATGGGATATCTAAAAAAGTTTATTATTTCGTTTTTCATAATTTTGTAGTTAATCATCTAACCTCTCAGTGATGTTAAAGAGCAAGTGAATTAAACCAATTCGTGACACATGCAGTCACAGGGTTTGTCAAGGACTTTATTCTCAACAGCATCTTTCATATTGGCATCAAGCTCAAGTCCACAGTTTTGGCAAATCATTTCTTCACAGCAGTGTTCATAGTCTTGCATGTCTTCGTCGTGGAATGGTATATAAGTCATAATTTTATAAGTTAGGAAATGATTGAGAGATCTCTTCTTGCCTATTCTGCCAGTCTTCAAGCTCTTGAGCTGACATCTGTTCAGGTCTTGGTGGATATTTGTGAGGGAAAGTGGCCTGATGGAACAAGGCCCGAGTTTCCTTCAGTGCTTTTGATGGATCAGTCATGGGGGTCATTGTTAAGTTGATAAATTATTAAACTCTGTTTTTTATTTCTTGCAATCTTTTATTCCTGTCCACACTTTTGTAAGCCATTTTTCTAAGCTCTTTTTTCATGTTATCTATTTTTTCACAGTCCTCTAAGCTATTGGCTATGTATTTGAATTGGTTTAGGTCAGTCTCAATTTGCCTTACCCAACTATCTTGGTAAATGCTGACTGCTTGTGAGTAGTTATTTTCCATAATTATTATTGTTATTAGGTTTATAAATTATTAGCATTGGCAATTATCAGACTCTTCATCACAGAAGTCGCATTCTGTATCAAGTTCAACACGACAAAGTGATATCTCTTCCATCAATTTTTCTGCCTCAAGCAAGTTCCTCCTTATTACATCAGTCTTTGTTTCAGTGCTTTTGTCTCCAGCTGATTCAGCTGATCTAGAGATATCAGTTGCTTCTCTTCTTAGTTCTGCCAACTCTCTGGCAAAGTACTCAGCATTGGCGATAAGGTTATCAAGTTTTGAATTATTCATGGTGTTTTTGGTTAAGTAAGTATTTTGGGAAAGGTTTTGCTTTCCCTTAACAACCTAATTATCCTCCAACTTTGAGAAAAAGTCAAGCCCTTTTTCAAAAAAAGTTGAAAAAGCACTTGACTAAATCCAAAAAGGTTTTATAGTTCAGGGTTAAACTTGTCACTACCAATGATTAATTGGGCTATTTTTATTTTTTCTTTAATGTCAGTATCTTCTTCTTTGTGGATGTATTTCTTCTTATTCTCTTGTAATTTGAAGTGACCAGCAATAGGACAATCTCTATCAAGATCAGACTGGTAAGGGCACTTTCCCTCCTTGACACATTTTGGAGCAAGCATATCGGCTAAAAAGGGGTGAATTTTTGTTGCAATTTCCTTTTTCATCAAGCCAACAATCTTTGGCCAGAAGTTTTGAGCCTGAATGCACATCCTTTTCTCTGCCATATCAACTAAAGTCTTGAAGGTATAGCTAACCATTATATGAGTATTTGTGGCTATTGGCAACACTGCCCTAGCATCTTGAACTGAAACACCTCTTTTAATAAGTTCAGCATACGAATCAAATGACTGTTTCATAGACTTTTCATACACAGCCTTGTCTTTATCCTTTATTGTTGAAGGCAAGTGGTAGTTGAAGTCAGTGAAGTTGGTAAATCTCATTGATTGTTGAGCATAACTGGCACCAATTCTGGTTCTAACCATTTGGTGAGTAAATGCTCTGGGGACATTTTTTAGTTGAAATGTCAAACTAATTTTCTCAAGGCAACCTTTTAAGTGGCTTTTGAGTGCTTCTTTTATCCCTGCCATAGCTTGATCCATTGGGGTATCAGCTAAGTTTGTCACAGGAGTTTTGCAGTCATACATTTGTATTTCTGCATAGATAGTCCTTATTGGATCATTTGTCCAACTCAATAAATGGACTTCTGGCTCATTGGTGTTAATCATTTTTTGCTGGGGTTAAGCAAGTAAGTGAATCTAAAAATATCATTTGTTTGTCCTCCACCACATTTCCTGCAACTGCATACACAGCTGTCTTTGATAAATTGCTCCAAATTTCATTTTTAAACTCTGGATATTTTTTCCTATTCAATGTGGCAAAGGAATATTCAGTATCATCTTCCATTATGAAATTCATGAATTCATTGAGGTGCTCTCTGTCATAGTCAGTATATGCATCTGCTTTTATTCTCATATTCCCAATTTCATTTATGTCTCGCAAATTCCTTTCTTTGATTATAACTGGCAGACACACTCTCCTTCTGCCTTTTGATTGCAAGGTGTCAAGTGTAGTCAATTCATATTTTGGATACAACTGCTTGCAAGCTTTTGCATATCGTTCATAAATTCCAAGAGACACTCCATATGGCATCACTTCAACCATCTCTTCAGGAGTTGGCATGTGACTTTCATCAGGATCATCAAATAAACTCATCTGGGCTCTTTCCATCCCAAGCTCTCTAAATGCACTTCCTTTCCTTAGCTTTTCAATTATTCCTGCACCAAGCTTGGTTCTTTTCTTGAAGTCTTCAAAGTCTTTGTATGGCTGACCTATAACTATTTTCTTAGCAGTAGTTTCACCTATTCCTTTTAAATCTTTGAATCCTGCAGTGATTGCATCCTTTCCTTTTATCCTAAAACTTTCACCACTTGAATTTATTTCAGGCAATTCAAATTTTATCCCCTCTTTTTGTAGTTCTCTAACAATCTTATTTAATTTTTCAGAGTCCTTTTCAAGCCTACAAAACTCACAGTAAAACTCCATCGGGTAGTAAGTTTTTATATACATGCCCCAATAGGCAAGCAATGAATAGCTGACAGAGTGACTTTTATTAAATGCCCATGAACCAAAGGTACAAACATTATTCCAAATTTCCTCCAAGTCCTCCTCTGGATATCCATTCCTCATGCCTCCATCCATGAATCTGTCCTTGAATGTATTGAACTTCTCTTCCCCTTGAGACTTTGATATTAGCTTCCTTATTTCTGCAGTGTCCTCCCAAGACATCAGACCAATGTTCCTCATAGCCATCATCACCTGCTCCTGATATATTATCTCTCCATATGTGTCTTTTGTTAGCTCTGCATATATTGGATTCATCTTTGGCATTGGCAATGAGCCACTTTTTCTGTCCAAAAATCTTGTTGTTGCTCCTGCATTCAGGCATCCAGGACGGGACAACGCATTGATGTGAGTTATTTCTTCAAAATCTTTTGGCATCATCTGCTTGGCAATTGAGCCAACTGCAAATCCTTCAAATTGGAATATCCCAAACAACTTTCCTGTCTGGAATGTTTCATACACCTTTTGGTCATCTAATGGTAAAGAATAGTAATCTACCCAGTTGCCATATTTTATCTTTATGGTTTTTCTCACTCTGCTTAGGAAAGAAAGATATTTTATCCCTAAGATATCCATCTTCAGGAATCCTCTTTTCTCTGCTGTCTTTTTGTCAGCTCCAAGAATCATTTCTCCTCTGACTTTAGTTAAGGTGAAGTGTTTGTCCAAGTCTACATTCCCCACAATCACTCCTGCAGCATGGCTCGACATTTGCCTATATTGTCCCTCTAAAGTTGCAGCAAAATTAAACTGGGGATGCTTCTCAACAACCTCTTTTGCTTTTGGAAATTGCTGGATGGTATCTTCAACTGTAAATGATGCTCGGGAATCACCTCCAGACCTTTCAACCAAAAGACTTTTTAGTGTTTCAACCTCTTCAAATGGAATCTTAAAGATCCTGCCTATATCAGTAAAACAAACTTTTCCTTTCATTGTTGAATAAGTTGCCAAAGTTGCAACTCTTTTTTCTCCATAAGTTCTGGCTAGATATTCTTTGACTTCATGCCTCCTATCATCCTCAAAATCAGTATCAATATCAGGAGGATCCATCCTATTTATATCAATGAATCTTTCAAAAATCAATCCAAATTTCATTGGATCAACTTCAGTTATTTCCATAAGATAACTAACCAAGCTCCCTGCTGCTGAACCACGAGCAGGACCAACAAATATTCCTTCATCCTTTGCCCACTTTATCATATCCCAAGTTATCAAGAAATAATCCACATAATCTTTTTTCACAATTATATCAATTTCTCTTGCAAGCCTTTCATTGTATTCATCTGTATCTGGCATCTTCCTTTTTCCTTTTCCAACTTCAATGGCATCCAGGAACAGTTTCTTTTTATCTCCATCATATGGAAATGTGACTCTTCCTTCAACTTTCAATTCCACATTGCACTTTTCAGCAATTTTATAAGTATTGGCTATGGCTTTGCTAAAATCCTTATTGGAATATTTTTTTAATTGAGCTTTTGCCTCTTCATCTGTCATCTGATAGAAGATTGGCTCTTCATAGTGCCACCTTTCTGGATCATCCATAGTTCGTCTGGAGCCAATACACATCATGATCTCTTGAGCAGGTTCATGTTCTAACTTTGGATAGTGACAATCACAAGTTAACACCATCTCAGTTCCAGTTTCTTCTGCCAAGTCATACAATTCATCTCTTTTGTCCATATATTTCGTATGCATCAATTCAATGTAAAAATCTTCACCAAATATCCTTTTAAGCCTTTCCAAGTCCATCTTAACATAGGCAGCTTCCCCATCTTGTAGGTGTTTGTGGATTAGTCCATTGGGACACCCTGATAAACAAATAATACCATCCCCAAATCTCTCAAGCAACTCCCAATCAACTCTAGCTTTATAATAAAAGCCACTAATTGCTGCTTCTGATACCATTTGCATCAGATTGGAATATCCTTCATTGTTTTTTGCAATCAAGGTCATGTGGTACCTTCGTTCTTTTGGCTCACAGACTTTCCTATCAGGAACAAAATATGCTTCAATCCCAAGAAGAGGATTTATGCCTTGCTTTTTTGCTTCCTTATAAAAAGCATAGTGCCCAAGACAATTTCCATGATCAGTTATAGCTATGGCTGGTTCACCAAGCTCTTTGCATCTTGAAATTATTTGCTCAGGGAGACCATAGCCATCAAGGAAGCTGTATGTTGTGTGGTTGTGAAGTTGAATCATATTAAATTTTTCTAGTTGCCATGACTAAACCATCAATGGCATAATTGAGTAAATCTGTGTATGTGTCAATGACACTTTCATCAACCTGTGGTTGAATATCATTCCAAATTAATGATTCAAGCCTTTTTGCTTTTCTCATTATGTCAATGAAATTTCCTTTCAGCCCATATGGATGGAGAGAGTCTCCCACTCCATAGTCATTCATTTTTTTGAATTTTATTGCAAGTGCTTCATCTATAGCTTGCATAAATTCATCATGCATTTGTGGTAATTTGCTCATATATTTGCTTGTAGTTAGAGAATATAGTGATGTTTTTGTTCAGCACTTCATATCTTGTGCTAAGAGAGTCAAGGAGATAAACTTTGATACCAAGCCTTGATATTTCTCTCGCATTGTGCAAGTCATCTTCAATGAAGCACTTTATTTTCTTGCCATACTCAATCAGCTTTTCAAGCTTGTCATCCCCAAATAAAAGTCTATCAAATTTCACTCCATTCAAGATCAGCCAAATATAAGTATCAACCATAACTGTATTGTATTTTTTCGCAGGTCTATTGCTCACAAGAATTATGCTATGAGTTTGACTTAATTTATTTACAAATTCAACTGCTTCTTTTATTGGTTTCAAAGTTGCCTTCATTCCTCCTGTCCTGTATTCTCTTTTTATTTCATAGTATGTCTCAACTGTTATTCCTGTGGCATCAATTATTTCAGATTTTATATCAGATCCTGTTAGCTCCTCTGGCTTTATATTTGTGCCAAGTCTTTGGTTGAAATAATCAGCCACCCCAACTTTGTATTCAGCAAGGATGCCATCAATATCAACTGCAATTATTTCCTCCTTCAATTTTGCATTTTGAGAATCAACCATCTTTACTACAGTGGCATGCTTTTGGAATAAGGCAGTTTCAACATCATGGCAACTCAGCCCTGCCTCAACTGCCATTTGCATGACATATTTTAATATATCTGCAATTTCAATAGCAATCTGCCTTTTGTCTGTTGTCTTTTTGATTGGATCAAGTTTCTTCCAATCAATCAGCTCAAGCATGCTGACAATTTCTCCAATTGTGAAAAGAGAAAGTTCATGAAGAGCAGGTGGATTCTTTAAAATCCCTTTTATTTCTTTTTGATTATTATAGATATCTTGCAATTCCATTTGATAGTTTGATTACATCTGTTAAAGTATATTTTTTGTTCCAGACACCATATCTGCCAAACATAATCATTGGCTTTAATTTTGGCATCAATTTGTTTATATTGGTTTGGCAAGTGGAGCATATTTTTCCTATGGGGTGCTTCTCTTGTGAGATTAAATCACCCAATTCCAATTCATTGATAATGTTCCCAGATAAATCTGTGCTTGAACTTTCAGCCATAGCTGTATTATCTGTTATGGTCACTCTACTTATATTGCTTGGATGACTTGTGTCATATACTATTTGATTTGGCAAGTCTGTGGTGAACAAACTAAAAATCAAAGGGAATTTTGAAAACCACTCCCACTTTGGTTCATCCATCAGTGCCAAAGTCACTGGCAGTGGAATACTATTAAAGACCACATTCTCTGAAAATTTGAACTCAATTTCACTCTCCTTGCTTTTGATTTTCATCCTCTCACCACTCATGTCAATTTTATCTATATGGAATTTAGTCCAGTCATTAAATATAGTTTTATCAAATTCTTTCAAGTCTTTTGGTCTATAAAAATCACCCCACTCTTTCAACCTTTTTATGCTGCTTTTTATATGAGGGTGATTGCCATATATCTTTGTCTTGTACAAAAATTCATCTGTCTCACTTGCTTTAATTTTAAATTTATATCCATCCCAAATGCTTATAGGCATTTCAATTCTTTCCATTTCAATATTCACCAAAGGATATTTGAATATGAAAAAACCTTTGGGGATGGGGCTGATTGCATCTGCATAAATTTTTATGTCACCAAATTCACTTCTATAAGGAGAGTGGCTTAGGCAATGAGCAAGGATTCTTCCACTAATTCCTGCACCTAATATAATTATATCTTTTTTAGGCATTGTTTAGATGTATGTTACATAAATAAGCATCCTTTCCTGACTGTTCCCAATCAAGATATTCTTGGGCTGAAAGTTCATTAGGGCAAGATGGGCAGGTGCACCAAAGGGCAATTCTGCCATAGTCAAGCAAGCCTGAAATGACCCACTGCTTGGTTGTCTCCATCCCAACAGTTTTGAATTCATTCAACTTTTTACTTTTTAATAGTTGGGTATAAGTGATACCAAATTCTTTTAGTTCTGGTAACTCTAATGCCTCTGAAAAACTTATTAATTTATAAGGTATTGTCATGGTGTGTTTGGTTACTTGTGAACTAATTATAGGTTATTTTTTTCAAAAAGAAAAGAAGAAATGCTTTTCTGATTCCTGAAAACATTTTAAAACAACTTTTGGTCAGGGTAGGAAAAAAGAAAATAAAAAAAAGACTTTTCTTTTTCATTTTTTTGGAGTATAATTAGTTTAGATTTTAAAAATAACCTCGCTTAAAATGGGAAAAAGTAATTTTGTTTGTTTGTATGGCTCACCACTGCAATGCTTTTTTTCTTTTAAGCGAGGATTTAGGCTTGTGGTGAGCTTTTTAAGCAAATAAAAATATGAACATTGATGTTTGTGATCATTGTGGGGAGCCTGCAGAAAGATATATAAAAGATGAAATGAATTCCTGCTTTTTGGGGGAAGGACATTGGGCACTGTGTGAAGAGTGCTGGAGTGAATTCCTTGGATTTGTAAACCAAAATAACAATGAGTAAAATTTATCAAAAGAAAGAGTACAATCCACCTGCATTACCATTTTATGTGGATGCATGGCTGTCTAATTTAAAAATTAGGTCATATTCCCATGAGAAACGCTCTGTGTATGTTGAGTTGCTTTTCCTATCATGGAAAGATGACAACACAATGCTGCCAGATGATGCAAAAGTTTTAGCAAAACTTTGTGAAACCACAGAAGAAATTATTGAGGAAATTATTGGTAACCATTTTCTCAAATACCGATGTGGTAGCGAAAAAAAAATATACAACAAAAAATTAAAAGCGATTAAAACTGATATGTACAAAAACCACATTAAACGTGTTACTGCAGGCAGAAAAGGAGGACAAGCAAAGCCTAAGCAATGCTTAAGCAATGCTCAAGCAAAGCCCAAGCCTTTTTCTTCTTCTCTTTCTTCTTTTTCTAATACTAAAAAGATATCTAAAGATATCCAAAAAGTCGAGCAAAGCTCTCCTTCTCCTTCTCAGATAGCAAGAAAATTCTTTAATACAGATGAACCAAAGGAAAAAATCATTGCTGAACTGACTACATCTGGTTGTCCTATTGATTTGGCCAGAGTGGAAATTGTGAAGTTCGTAGATTATTGGACAGAACCAAACAAGAGTGGTTCCAAAGTTCGCTGGGAGACTGAAAAGACCTTTGAGATAGGGAGAAGGCTCAAAAATTGGTTCCGGAATTATAATAAATTTAACCCAACACAAAATGAATACATCGCTTAGCACTGAACCAAAAGATCATCTGATCATCTTTTCTGCTAGTGAGGAACGAGCCCCAATGCGAGTTACTCAAAGAAAAGCAGATGTGATATTGAAATTTCTTAAAGACAAAGGTGCATCATATCTGGACTTGACTAATGATGAAGGACGATATTCAGAAACAATTCAGAAAAGGACAATCAGAGGGATGAAGAAGATTGCCACTGATGACTCTCACCAAGGATCAGTTTGGATTTGTCAGTTTGGAATTGACCATGCATTAGGATACCAGTGTAGTTGTGATGAGAAATATGGATTCTGGCTACATCTTTTTGAATGGTGTCAAGAGAAGTATGGAGTTTCATATGTGCAAAATGTAACTTCAGCAATGAGGAAAGAATTTTTAGCTACAAAAACATGATATTTGAATTTCCATTCCTACCACCAAGTGTGAACCAAGCATATTACACTGACTTCCAGACAAGAAGCAGGCACAAATCAGCTAAGTACAAACAATTCATAAATGACATAAGGGCATTTGTGCCAAAGGAAACAATCTTGGGAGACATTGAAGTTGAGTACAATTTCTATTTCCCTGACAAGAGAAGGAGGGATGTTGCAAACTTTGAAAAGTGCCTGACAGATACACTGGTTGAATATGCAGTAATTGGTGATGATAGCTTTATACAGAAGATGAAACTTGAGAAATATTTTAATAAAAACAAACCACTAACAGTGGTGCAAATCAAACAATTATGAAGAAAAAGAATAAACCTAAAACCACAGGCAAAAAATGCTACAAGTGCGGAGAAAAGGCTGTGCTTGACAAAGCATATAGGAAAGGCAAAATTGTTCCAGTTTGTAAAAATCACTAACATGCCATTACACACATACCAATGCAATAAATGCAAAACTAAATTCCAAAAGATAGTTCACTTCAAGGAATTATCAACACCATGTGAAAAATGCGGGAAGAGGGCATACAGGATTTTATCTGGTGCTCCAAGATTTAAATTCAATAAGAGTTTTGATTTTCGCACAAGATAGAGTATAATTAAGCTGTCATGATAAATGGCATTAAGGTAACTGCCAAGAGGTGCTCTACACAGGGCCTTTTTGGCAGGGCTTTACTTTTTCAAAAAAACAAAGTATAATTAAAATGCTATAACCATTCAATTATGAATATAACACGAGAAGCAATTGAAGATTTGTCCTATCAATGTTTCGCTCATCGTGAAGATATTCGTGGAAGAAAATTAGAGTTGTGCCAGAAACTTGGACAGCTTGTTTTAGATATGCCTGACAGGATGGTTTTAGACAAAGGGCCAAAACAATTAACCTTTATGTACAATGTCAATGACTGATGCCAAAGGAAAGAGTGGAAGACCAAGCAAGATAGTAAAGTTCACAGAAGCATGTGAAAAGATAATGAACCAGCACGAACTTGCAGGAAAGGGACTTGGATCTGTTATTATATATACAGACAAGGAACTGATGGAGTTAGTCAATGAACAGCTTGACAAGGAAGATAGGATTGGGATGACTGCTTTTGGTGACTGGAAGAACAATCCGAGGGAGGGAGATGAAAGATTTGAGCGATTTTCGAGTGTTTATAAAAAGGCACTTCACACTCAAAAGATGAATTTATTTGAAAGATATGGCAAGGAGAAGTACCAATGGACTAAGTGGGCATGGGTGCTTGAAAGGAAATTTTCTGAATGGAATAAAGTTGACAAGAAGTGGCATGGTGAAGACAAAGAAGCTCCATTAACAACATTGGCTGATTTTGTTAAAAGTGTGGTTGAAAAATAATGCCACTCCACATCTCTTTCTTCTAAAGAAATGAGCATGTCACCCTTGGTGGAATAAATACTGTTAAGGAGTTTATGTGGGGTGACATTATCTATCAACCAGAAGTGAATGGCAAATGACCCAACTATTTTTCAAAAAAAGATCCAGGAAAATCCACTCATTTTTTATGATGAGGCACTTGGGTGTGGGCATTGGGGGAAGCAGGATGACATAACACTATCTGTTTTTAATAACCAGAGAACCACAGTAAAGTCTTGCCATGGTTCAGGGAAAAGTTATATTGCAGCAAGAGTTGGTCTGGCATTCCTATTTGCACACAAGAACAGTGTAGTATTAACCACTGCACCAACTTTCAGGCAGGTGGAAGATGTTATCTGGAGAGAGTGGAGATTTGCTCACAGTTCAGCCAAAATCCCGTTAGGTGGCTCGTTATTGCAAACAAGATATGACATTGACCCAAAGTGGTATGCAAAAGGAATAAGTTCAGATAAACCAGACAATGTTCAGGGATACCATGCTGACCACATCCTAGTAATTGTTGATGAAGCAGCAGGTGTAGAAAAGGACATTCTTGATTCAATACAAGGTTTGCTTACTTCAGAAAGTGTCCATCTGCTATACATCGGGAATCCAACAGTTGGAGTGGGACCATTCTACAATTCATTCAAATCAAATTTGTTTGAGAAGATCAGCATTAGTGTATTTGATACTCCAAACTTCACGAAAAATGGAATAAAGAATTTGCAGGACTTAAAAGCATTTAGGAAGAGAGAAGACATAGTTGATTTGCCTCTTGATACTCCACAATTAGTGACTCCATTGTGGGCATGGGAAAGACTCTGGGACTGGGGTGAAGACAGCCCAATATTCAAGGCAAGGGTGTTGGCTGAATTTCCGGAAGAGGGGAGTGATACACTCATTGGCTTGCATCTGGTTGAGCAGGCTTTGAGGAAAGAATATACGACAGAGGAATTGACTCATTTTCCTCATAGAAAAACAATTGGAATTGATGTGGCTAGATATGGGGATGACACCACAGTGTTTGTAGCAATGCATCACCACAGACACATAGGCACTGAATGGCACAATGGTAAAGATTTGATGGTTACAGCAGGGACAGCAATAAAGATGTTCCATGATCTGGGGATGGAGAAAAGCAGGGACACATTTGTTGTTGATGATACAGGGCTAGGTGGAGGTGTGACTGATTCTTTAAAAGAACAGGGATACAATGTTATGCCAATCAACTTTGGTAGCAAAAGCACTGAGGAGGGATTTGTGAATATAAAAGCTGAAATGTTCTGGTATTTACGTCAGATGTTCAGAGATGGGATGATTGATTTGCGAGATGATGGCAAGCTGGTGGCACAATTGCCTACAACCAAATATTCCTACAACAGTCAGGGGAAACTTCAGATAATGTCCAAGGAGAAGATGAAAGCTGAAGGATTGGAAAGTCCTGACTTCGTGGATGCTTTAGTATTGGCTATGTATGGGCACAAAGTAATCAAAGGTGGACATTTGTACACAGGAAAAGAGGGAGAAGTGACAACTTTGGCAGGAAATTTACTTAAACAAAAATTCTAATGACAATAAAACAGCTTGATGAAAAAATAGATAGGTTGATATCAATTGTTGCAAGAATAATTAAGATGGATGAAGATGAGCTCAAGAGTTACTCAGAAAATAAATCAATCAGTGATAGAGTAAAGAAAATATCACGCCAAACAAATTTATAAATTAATAATAAAAGATTATGCCATCAACCACAAAAGACAGACAAAGGGTCGTCAGAGATATTGTCCACAAAGGAAAAAATCCTTCTAGCAAGAATGAGAAAATAGGAGTTGAGCATGGTAAAGTTGGGACAGATATCTTCAGTGGTTACATTGATGTTGATTATCAGAATGCATGGAAAGACCTGCAAAAAAGGATTGATACAATTGATGAAATGATTGGCAGTGATGCTACTATAACAGCTGTGCTTGATGCTTACAAGAACCCAATAATGTCAAGCAGATTTTATGTTAAGCCTGCATCTGAAGAAAAGACTGATGTGGAGATTGCTGAGATGATTGAAAGGAATCTATTCCAGGAATTGAGTGGTGGATTCAAAAATACTTTGTGGGAAGTGCTGACGATGCTTGATTATGGCTTTTCTGTATTTGAAAAAGTGTACAAAGAGAAAGATGGGATGGTTATGCTTCACAGAATGGCTCCAAGATTGCAGAGTTCAATAGAAAAATGGGCTATTGATGGGATGCCATGGAAAGATGGACATCCTGCAGGAATAACTCAGCAGATAAACAACTCTGATGATGCTGTGGATACAAACAACCCACAAATACCTTGGGACAGCCTGATGGTGTTCACATTTAAGAAGCAGGGGAATAACTTTGAGGGGAAAAGTGTGCTCAGATTTGCATATCTCCATTGGTATATGAAGAATCTGCTATACAAAATAGCAGGAGTTGCAGCTGATAGGTTTGGGGTTGGTATTCCTTTCATAAAGCACAAAACAGGAGCAACTGACAAGCAAATAGATGAATATGCCAAGTTGGTTGAAGCACTAAAAGCCAATGAAAAGAGTTATGCGGTGTTTGATGAAACTGTAGTTGAGTTTGGCATACTTACTCCATCAGGAAATGCTGAGAAGAGTTCAATCAGTGAGATGGTAAAACACCACGACAGAAAAATATATGATTCAATCCTTGCTGGATTCTTGAATCTTACTAGTGGTGAGGGTGGCAGCAATGCTCTGAGTAAAGACCAAAGCTCATTCTTCTTAAGAGGACTTCAGGGAATTGTGGATTATATCTGTGGGGTATTCAATGAGCACATAAAACAGCTAGTTTATATCAACTATGGTGAGCAGGAAGAATACCCAAAACTTTGTGCTTCTGATATTGGGCAGATAAGCATGGATGAATATGTTAGTAGCCTTGCTGCAGCAAAAGAATCAGGAATGCTAAGCTGGTTGCCTAGTGATGAGGATAAAATGAGGGAACAATTAAAATTAGCTCCAATAACTGACAAAGAAAGAGATGAAATTGAAAAAGAGAAAGAGGAGATGAAAAAAGCCATTCAACCTAAGCCTGAAAAAGATGAAGACAAGGATGACAAGGAAGAGCTTAGTGAAAAGCCTGTGAAAAGATTTGCTATCAAGGGAACTGTTAGAGAAGAGGCATTTGTGAAAAACATATCTGACTTTGAGAATTATATTGAGAGTGAATATAACACATATCTTAAAAAGATTGTGATGGCTGAAGGGAAAATACGAAAAGCATTAGTCACAATTTATAACCACAGTGATGTTGAGCTGGTGGATGGAGTAAGAGTGCTGGCATTCACAAAAAGAAACAGAGACCTGCAGAAAAAGGCAATAAATTTCATCAATGAAGTACAGAAACGATTATCTTCAGAGCTATTGAATGGTACTATCCAGAATAGATTATTTGAAAGGACTAAAAATATGGCAAAGAATACAGTCAGGACTAATCTTAAGCTATTGAAGGAAATTCAGGTTAATGAGGCACAGTTTAACAGCTTTGTTCATGGTCATGTTAGTAATGTGGAGGGAGTTTTGTTCAATGAACCAAGAAGGATGAAAGAGGGTGTAATATTGAATTATGGTTCACAGGTTAGTGTTGATTTAGCTGTTAAAAATGTAGCAGGAATACAATTTAACAGGAATGTTCTTAAGTTATCCACAGTTACTCATGCAAGAGGAGCTTTTAATGCAATCAGCTATGACAATTCAGTTAAGAATGGGTTTACTATGTTTAAGACAGTTGTGCCAAAGAAAAAATTAAAAGAAATTAATCCAAGTGGAATGACTGCCAGCATATTGTTCATGATTCTTGCTGCTGCTGTTATCAACAAACGAATCAATGAAAAGACAGATGGGAAAAATACAGATGCAATTACTGGATTGAACTTACACCACAATGCTTACATGTATTATTATCCTATTGCTGCAGAAGACTTGGAGGAGGAAGAAAAGGTGGCTAAAAGACAGCGTGAAAATTTTAAAAATCAATAAAACACTTTGTTTTTCTGAAAAAGTAAAGTATAGTTATTTTAGAAGTCCTGATTCAAGGTCGGATTAATTCTCAACAATATGCCATTTGGTCCTTACGAGAATTTCAATGCCTGCTTGCTAGATCAAAAGAAAAAAGGTCACTCTGCTGAGTCTGCAAATAAAATTTGTGGTGCTCTTCAAGCTAAACTAGAGAAAAAGGAGAATAAAAATCAGATGTCTGATCTTTTCTATCTATTCAGTGATGCAAAGGTAGAATCTGGGAAAAACTTTGATCCTGATGCCACTTTTGAATTGATTACTACAGACAAGCAATATGATACAAGATATGGCAATTTTTCATATTCAGAAAAAGATTTAGAATCAATGGCAAAGAATTTCAATAGTGAAGTGCGAGGTGTTGAGATTGCAGTTGATATTAACCATGATAGAGAGAAAAAAGCCTATGCATGGGTTCAGCCAAAGTCAATGTTCGTTGCACAATCTCAGAAATTATCAGGCAATTTCAGCTTATATGCAAAATTATACAAATATACTCCAGAGGGAATGGAATTGATGAAGACTGGTGCATTTAGATATTTCTCATTAGAGATAATGCCTAAATGGACTCGTTTTGTCAATGGTGTGAAGAAAGTGTTTGAAAATGTCATTTTTGGTCTAGCATTGACCAACAGTCCTGTAATTAAGGACATGATGCCAACATTTAGTGAAGATTTATCATTTAACTCCAATAATATGGATACACTAAAAATTTATCTAGCCAGCCTATTGGCTAAAGACATCGTTACCACTGATGAAAAAACCACATTGAAAAATATGGTTGCTAAACTTTCTGAAGAGGAAGCAGAAGAGGTGACAGAAGATGTTGAAAAAGTAGAAGAAAAACCAGAAGAAGCAGAGGAGGAAGAGAAAAAGGAAGAGGAAGCTGCTGAAGATTCTGAAGAAGAAAAAGAAGAGGAGAAAAAAAAGGAAGAAGAAAAAGACCTTTCTGAAGTTTCCTCTAAACTTTCTGAAACTCAACGTGAGCTTAGCGAGGTAAAAGCTGAGTTGCATGAAAAAAATACTCAGGAATCTGCTGAGAAATTTATTTTATCTGATAAAGTCACTACTGGCTTCATTAGAAAAGACAAAGAAGCAGTTGTTGAGTTTGTAAAGACATTAAGTAAAGAGCAGTCAAGTGCTTTTGCTGAATTGATGTCAAAAGTTCGCAATGTAAAATTTGGTGAACTTGGTAAAACAGAGGAAGCTAAAGATGCTGAGACAAAAGAAAAAGAGGCACAAGCATTAGCTGAAAAAATCTCTAAAGAAAAAGAAATTCCAAAATGGGAGGCTTTATCAGAAGCTTATGATCAGCTTGGAATGGCAAAATAGTTTTTATTTCTATAACTTATATTTAAGATGGCTAATCCAACAGGAATTCAAAAACGTCTTCTTGGTACTCACACAGTTCGTATTGATACAAACTTGAGTGACAAAGAAGGATATGCAGTAGTCTTTGATACTACTGATGACAATGTTGTAAACATTGCATCTGACCAGACTCTTCCACCATTTGTGTTAGAGGAGGGTGCAAATGGAGCAACAACAGAAACAGTTGGCACAATTGCTCTTCCAGGATCAATCACTAAGTTCAAACTTGGTGAAACTGTTGCTGCAGGTAAACTTTTAGTGCCTACAGCTACAGCTACTTGGGAAATTGCAGATGCTGCTGGGGAAAGATATGGTGGTATTGCTCTTGAGAACGGAACAAGTGGTGATATCATAATGGGAGTTGTGGTGCTTGGTGAAGTAGAAGCAAGTGATGCGTAATTTTATTTAAATAACTAATATACTAAAATGAGTTTTCCAAAATTAACTAACTCACGGAAGGATACTCAGTTGACTAATATCCTACAGGCTTACACCAATCAGGATTACATCGCTGGCCAAATCCTTCCTACAGTTCCAAACCTAAGTGAAGAATCTGGGTACATTGCTGCAATAGGCAATGAACACCTACGTGTGTTTGATTCAAAGAGAGCTGTCTGGGATGAGACAGGACATAGAATGGAATTTAAAATAACAAATGATGATACTTATAAAATTGATTACTATGATCTTGAAGCTTATATTCCAGATCGTCTTCAAGACCAAGCACAAAAACCTTTCAACATGAAAAGAGATGCAGCAATTAGCTTAAAGCAGGCAATGATGCTTGAGCGTGAAGTTGCATTGGCTACTGCTATGACTAGCACAACTATTCTTAGCAACAACACCACTCTTTCTGGCACTTCTCAATGGACTGATTATGTAAATTCAACTCCAGAATCTGACATTGAAACAGCCAGAGACACAGTTCAGGCTGCAATTGGTCGTGAGGCAAATAGCATTTATCTTTCTCGTAAAGTTTTCAATACTCTAAAAAGACATCCTTTCTTCCTAAATCTTGTAACAGGAGTAAAAGTTCTTTCTCCAAGCATTCTTGTAGGGATCTTAAAAGATTTCTTTGAATTAAAGAATGTTGTTATAGGAAGTGCAATCAAAGTTTCTTCTAATGAAGGAGCTACTGAGACCAAGGCATCAGTATGGGGAAATGATGCAGTTCTTTTCTATAAACCAGACGGACCAACTCTATGGGAACCATCTTTTGGTTACCATTTCACTTTATCTGGCAAAAATATGAGAGTGACTGAAAGACGCCACACAAGTGATACAGGAGATTTGACTAAAGTTGAATGGGCATGGCAAGACAAAATCCTTGATGCAGATGCTGCATATCTTATAAAAGCTGCAACAGCTTAGTGCTTTATTAATTAACTATTTATTCAGATGACTAAATATTTCAATAGAGAGAAAGTTGTTGCTAATAGAGTGCAGAATGCTGCAAATGTTGGTACAGCAGGCACAGGTGTGACTGCAGTGGAATATGGTGATGGGTATAATCATGTAACAGTCCTTACACTAGCAGATGTTGCAATGGGGACAATCACAGGTAGTACAAATGAGGCATTTGGTGCTCTAGTTTATACTTTCCCTGCTGGCGTCCATGTTCATGAAGTAACCTATATGACTGTAGGCTTGACTACAGCAGGTACAACCACCACTGATACTCCAGATGTAGGCATTGGTTCTGTAATTGGAACTGGTGCTGTGTCAGTATTAAGTGGAACAGCTACATTTGAAGATTATGTTACAGGTCAGACTGCAGGAGACTGTGCAGGGACAGCTACAACAGTTGGTCCTCTTGGTGCAACTGCAGGAGTGCTAACTGGCATATCTTTAAATAAAGCAGCAGATGTTAAAGCAGTCCACATAAACTGTGCTGATGGCTGGCATGCAACTGCGACAGGAGCTTTAACAGCAGATGGTACTGTTGTTATCAAATGGTCAACACTAGCTTAATAATTTTCTCAGGTGGCTAAGATTCTTATCTCTTAGCCACCAAATGAAACTTATTATCTAATCATATAAATATCATGCCAAAGAAAAAAAAGACAGCTCCAAAAGAGGTAAAAGCTCCTGTGGTTGAGCCAGAAGTTACTGAAGATGTTACATCTGAAGATCTTGCTGAAGCACTAGAAGTTGAAACTCCTGAGACTAAAGAGCCTACAGACATTGCTCTTTGCAATTTAATTCACAATGGAAGGAGATACAATAAGGGTGAAAAGGTGAAGCCAACAGATCCTTATTACTATTTCTTAAAAGAAAATGGATTTATAAATTAACCAATAAAAAATTATGCTACCATTAAAAACTTCTCAGCCATCAGATTTTATAGTTGACCCAGCAAGAGATGGCATTGCAAATGCACTTTGGTTTGCCAATAGTGGTACTTTGGCATTATCAGGTGCCTCCCCAGAGCAATTTAGATTTAACACAGATGATGCCATAATAAGGGCAGATGTTAAGTATGGGGTATTTGAATTTGCTGTTACTTTTCCAACAACAGGAGTTCAGACACCAACAGATTTAACAGATGATGTTGCTTTTGGATTGAAAAACATATCTATGGGTGACTATGGAAAGATTGATGTATTTGTTGACCAAAGTGGGGATTCAATAACATTTAGGACATATAACAATGAGGGAACTATCCAAAGCACTACTTTAACTTGGGATACTGATTGGAATAATGCACTAACGATATTCAGATTTGGCTGGGGTGACAATCATGTTTCCTTAGATGTTCTTGTAAATGCAGCAACCACTTGGACTAATCTTGCAAACCATGAAACCAGCTTCCCAACACGACCTCTAAACATGTTTGTTAATGTTGTGGGGGCAGATAATTTTGATGTTGATTTTATAGCTGCAAGAAATGTACAAAATAGCTCAATAATGCTTATTTAATTAAACACTTATGAAAACATTCAAAAAAATACTTATATTGGTGGCACTTTTTTTCACCTTTGTGGTGGGGGCAAATGCCATAGATATAGTCACATCATCGGGGGTCTGGTATCGTAATGGAGTCAATATGCTCTTGAATCCACCTACACTTCAGGTAGGCTCGACAACCACAAGGATAGCAAAAGGTTGGTTCACTGATATGGATATCTCAGGAACACTAACATTTAGTGGTGTTATGGGTAGTGATTTGGATATGAATGGATACTATCTAGAGGATTCATCTGCAGGGATATTGCTATTCAGAGGCACAGGTAATACTAATAATGAAGATTTATCATTTGACTTTGAAACGACAACTAATCAAGTTGCGATTACAAGCACTACAGGAGTAACAGGGTTAGATTTTGGAGTTTTAGAGACTTTTAGGGATGATGATACTGCAGATTCATTTGGCAATACATTAACTGCTCCAAATGCTAGTGCTTTATGGGAGACCGCAGATGCTAATGCAAATGCACTCTTAACAACTTTACCAGAGGGTGGAGCAACTGATGTACCAGTATTTATAGTGGGTGATGCTTCTGCTCTTAATACAGACCTTGGATTATTTGATGGAATAACTGACCCAACTGTTGCAATTTTAAGTGATGACCACTCAAAAGCTACTATGGTTAGCCATGATGGCACGAATGGTGTTGTGGAGGCTACATCAGGGAGTATTGATATCCCAGATGCAACACTTGGTCTTATTAATATGCCTCAAGATGGAGGATTAGTTGATATAATGGACATAGCTGTCTCTGCTGCTGCTGTTGATACTACAAAGCAAGGTTATACATTTAGAATTGATAATAATGCTGCTTTATCTTTATATGCTTATGATTCAGCCAACAATGGAAATGCAAATGCCCCTGTCTTACAGATCAGGGCAGGTAAAACAGAAAAGGCTGAAGCAATAGCAGGAGCTGATTCATTCAATGTAGGAGATTATCATTTTAATGTTGATACATCAGGAGGTGCTTATACAATTACACTTGATACAGATTTTATCACTGATGGAACTCCGACAGATAATTCAATTGCTGTAATAACTGATTGGAGTGGTAATGCAGGGGCAAATAATATAACAATAGCTACAGAAGGAGCAGAGACTATCAATGGTGCTGCAACTGTAACAATTGGAGCTAATTATAATACCTTACACATAAAATGTAATGGTTCACACTGTGTAACTTTTTAATAAATGAAAAAACTATTTAAAATATTATCGGGATTATTAGTATCATTATTAATTGTAGGGATAGTTTTTGCAGCTAATCCAATTTCTGTGGATAGGAATGCTCTTAGCTTTTATTTTGATGGTGGTAATAATAATGGTGTTGATACAGTTTGGGAAACTTCGGGTAATGGACTTGATGCTTCAGAGGTTGGTACAGTCACTTTTGATGATGACTATGTAGAATTACCAGGAACCAATGGTAACTATATGACATCCTCTGCATCAGGAGTATTTAATACAGCAAATATTTGTTTATTATATGTATTTACACCTGATTTTGAGGCAGCAGATGATAATTATGCTGTATTGATGGATGGTGATGGTGGGGCTACTAGATATGGTATTCACAAGGGGGCAGATGCAAACAGTAATTATCTTCCAGTTATACTTGGTGGCACTACTGTTGAGATTATACCATTGGCAACTTATGAACCTTACTGGAAAGCTAATGAGGAGAATGTAATTATTGTTTCGGGTACTTCGGGTGATACAAATGCTTGGTTGAATGGAACACAGATATTAACAAATGATGCTACAGCATGGACACCTCAAGACCCTGCAACTATTTATGTTGGAGCTTCTTATACAGGTGGTTCTGCATTTGATGGCAAAATCCACTCGTATCGAGCTTGGCAGAGGCAATGTACTACAGATGAGGTAACAAGATATTCAGCAAATAGATCAACAGAAATTACATTAGCAGGTGAAAGTGGTGTTACTCTTGATTTAGTAATGGGTAATAATGATGGTGCTGCAAATGTTTGGGATGGGTCAGATAACAAGTTGGATGCTACTGAAACAGGTACAGTAACTTTTGCAGATGATGGCATAACTATTCCTAATACTACTGGTAATTATGTTTCAGGTACAGGAACAGGTGTATATAATTCCGCCAATCAATCATGGGTACTTAAGTTCACTCCCAATCATGCTGTTAATGATAATACAAATCGTGTTTATCTTGCTTCTACGACTGGTTCGATTTATGGGCTTGAAAAAACTAGCGATAATGATTTTAATCTTTATTTAGGTAATACTGGATTTTTGGCTGTAACTTTTGCTAGTTATGAGCCTTATTGGAATGACAATGCAGAAAATATATTTGTTTATTCAGGTACAACTGGTAATAATAATTTATGGCTTAATGGCACTAAGGTGATGAGTGGTAATGCTACTGCTTGGACACCTGCCAACCCAGCAAATTATTTTGTTGGGACTAGTTCTGCTGGTACAGCTCCTTCTCATAGTAAAATTCATTATTATAAGGTTAGGAATAGGCTATTATCAGATGCTGAAGTTGCTAGCATAAGTAGTGATAGGTCAATTTCAATAACTAGTGGCACAAGCAATAATGTAGTTGGCTTGTGGAATATGGATAGTAATGATGTTAGTGGCACTACTGTATTTGATAAATCATTTTATGCGAATAATGCGACCTTAGTTGGTGCTCCTTCTTTTGTGACAGGAAAGAAAGGTGAAGGTGTTGATTTAAACGGAACAAGCCAATATTTAACAGCTACGGATAATGCAGGTTTTGCTTTTGGCACAGGTGATTTCACATTGGCTGCATGGGTAAACATAGATGATTTAACAAAATTACAGCACCACACTATATTCTGCAAAGGTAATCCGGAAAGTGCTGGAGAATGGTGTTTTCAGGTATTAGGAAATGCTGATAGCAGGGTAAACTTTAGATCAAATGCTACGAATGAAGTTATATCAACCTCTACATTGACGCAGGATGAATGGGTGCATGTTGTAATAACCAGAACAAGTGGTTCTTTACAGGCTTATATTAATGGAGTGGCAGATGGAGCATCTGGAGCTTTTGCAGATAATATAACTAATGCTGAAAATATAACTATGGGATATAGGAATGTTACATACAATGGTTATTTTGATGGGACTTTGGATGATGTAAGAATCTATAATGATGATCTTACAGCAGATGAAATTAGCAATTTATATAATGCAGAAAGAGTATTTTTCTTAAAATAACTTTATAATCTAATTCTACAAAGATGAACAAATTTAAAAAATTATTAATATCACTAATTGCATTAGCTGTATTGATTACACCTGTATATGCGACATATCAGACATTCTATGATTTTGTATACATGGGTGCATCAGGATTATCAGTTGTTGATAATTCAGGTGCTAATGTAGTATTTCAAATGCAGACCAATGGGGATTTTGATATGTATGGCACTGAAACAATAAGGGGAGACTCCCCAGCAGATGGAATAAAAGATTTACTTAATTTTTCTTCTGTTGATAATGCTGTAACTAATCTTACCATTGCAAATGCTGTTACTGGTAGTAATGCTGTTATAGGGGTGGAAAGTACAGACACAGATACAGGTATTACTGTCTCTCCAAAAGGAACTGGTCAATTTAAAATAGATGCTGATTTAGATTTAACGACTGGAAGTGTTGATATTGATGTTATTGATAACAATGCCACTGCTGTTTCATTTGATTCAGCTGGGTCAGTAGGATTAATTGTAGTTGATACTACAACAGGAACTCCTGGTGTAACTATGAGTGGTTATCTTACTGTTGCAGGTGGAATTACAGGAGCTACTTCTACAATAGAGGGAGCTGTTCCTTCATTAATATTTATAGATACAGATACAGCTGATGAAGATGATAGTGCTGCTATACTTACAAATTGTACAGACACAGGAAGTGGTACTGAAGATTGTGATGTAACATTTCAGCACCAAGTTGCTGGTGCGGATGTAAACTGGCTTGTTGCAGATGCAGATGGGAATATGACATTTACTACAGGAGGAGACATGGTGTTAGATGCTGATGTGGATATGACTAGCACAATTGGCAATGATATCATAGCATTTAAGTTAACACTTGAACCACCAGGAGGAGTTAGAAATGTAGCAATAACTGGTATAGCTGCTGCTGATGTTGCTAATTTTAGTAATTTATTTGTACAAGGTAATGGTGGGGCAATAACAATTACAGCTACTCCATCAATTCCACTAGGAACAAATGGTTCAACTCTTTGTTTTGTTGGTAATAGTGATGCGAATACTTTAACCTTTCAGGACAATGATACACTAGCAGGAAGTCAAATTGAAACTGTTGGTAATCTGAATATAACTTTGGGACTACTTGACCAAGTATGTTTTAAATATTGGGGTACTTATGGTAGCTGGCTACAATCAACACCTTATATGGACTTATAATATAACTTTTAATTAAGATGAATAAATTTAAGAAATTCTTATCATATATTCTTGCAACAGTATTTATTGCAAGTTTAAGTATCAGCCTTACATATGGCGCACCAGTTCCTGGAGGTGGAAGTGGTCAAATGATTGACAGAGTAGATATACTTCAATTCCGTGATGATAAAACAATACAGGTATTAGAGCCTACATCTGGTAATTATGCTGATTCAATATACATTGAACCTGATGATACTAATGTGAGCTACTTTAGGTTTTATCCTAGTGCTACAGGTGTTGCAACTTTAATAGATATAGATAGTACAGATGCAGATGTTGGGTTTGGAATACAAGCAAGGGGTGCTGGGGTTATAGATTTAAAAAGTAATACAGAGGTAAATAATCAATCACTAGGGATTAAATATGTAGATGCAGGAGCTGCAGGTACCACATTTACAATGTATCAAGATAGTGCATCTCCAGCAGCAAATGATGTTATTGCTAATATAATTTATTCTGGTGAAGATGATATTGGTGGACAAGTAACTTATGGTGATGTTGAGGTTCAAATTAAAGATCCCTCGAATGGTGCTGAGGCAAGTTCAATATTCCATAGGGCTATTGCTGGAGGTGCTTTAGAGATTTTCTTAGAGCTTAGTGGTGTAGATGATGCATTGGTAGCATATAAAAATACTGATATTCAAGGTAGTTTTGCTGTAATAGAGGAGTCAGATGGGGCTGTAGGTGCTACAGTTGAAATATTAAAAGATACTGCTAGCCCTGCTGCATCAGATGTAATAGGAACACAAAGTTGGATTAGTCAGGATAGTGCAACAAATGATACTACTTATGCAGAAACAGAAGTACAAATTCTCGACCCAGCAGATGGTAATGAGGATGGATTTTTAGCTCGCAAATTAATGATGAATGGTGTATCAACACAATATTTATCAGTCGATGGAAATGCTGGAGATATGGGAATAGAAATACCGATATTATTTGCCAGTTCAGTATTATTAGAAGCAAATACAGGTATTACTTATGGCGATAATACAGATCAGAATTTAGACATTTTAACTGCTGATGTTTTAGCTGGTGATTATAAATTGCAATGGGTAACTGCTGATGGTGAATTTGTTTTAACAGCTCCACTTGCATTGGATAGCTACCTTATAGTAGGTGGTGAACTCGAAGTAGAGGGAACAACAACTTATACACCTTCTAGTGATCAGGCAAGAGCTGATGATTCTACAATTACAATTGCTAATACAATTGTAAGAGTGGCTGGTGATGGTGCTGCTGCTGTACTTGATACAAATCCTGCTGTTGAAGATGGTGCAATTGATGGTCAGATAGTTTATATACAGGGAACAAGTGATGCCAATACTGTTCAGATTGCAGATGCTGTTAATACTGCTTTGAGTGGAGGTCAGGCTTTTACACTTGGTCAGGGTGATGTGCTTACTTTAGTATGGGATGATGGAGATAGTTTATGGTATGAAATTTCTCGTTCCGACAATTAGAATTAATCTTAATTAATTATGAATAAATTTTTAAAAACATTATCAGGTATTATATTATTGCTAGCTGTTACGACAGCAACTTATGCCATACAAACAGGTGGTGCAGGTCATGCCAATAGAGATATTGGGGGACTTGTTGTAACTGATAACGATGGAGCAGATGCTAATACAGTATTATTAGTTACAGGTGATGGAACACATGCTAGTACTACCTTTAATGATTTGAGTACAAGCAATCATACAGTTACAGGTGTTAATCAAGCCCACCACACTCGTATGATTCGATTAGGAAACGTAAGTTCGATATTATTTGATGAAGCAGATGATGCACTTACAGTACCACATCATGCTGATTTTGATATTGGAACAGGCGACTTTACTGTTGAGGCATGGGTTTATATGGATGATCCGCCAGAAGTCCCAAATGAAGTTTATAGAATAATGGCTCAAGGTGAAATGGAAGCAGCCAATGGAAATTGGACTTTTGGTTTTGGAAGTGCTTGGGGCGCAGGTTATCAGTTAAACTTTGCTATAAGAGTTGGTGGAGAAAATGTTGATGTGCTGTCGACAGGTATGGATGATATAGTCAAACATTCTAATCAATGGGTTCATCTAGCAGTTAGTAGAAGCAGTGGGACAGTAAAGATGTTTTATAATGGAATAGAAGTATATTCTGGGGCCTCGGCTGGAAGTATGACAACTACAGATGCAGGAGATATATCTATCGGTGCAAGATGGAATACTGGTGCTTGGATTGAAGAATTTAGTGGACTAATGGATGAAGTTAGGTTTAGTGATGTAGCTCGTTACACATCTGATTTTACACCAGTTTATCAACACAATGGTGAAAGTTTTGATATAGAAGATGCAAATGGTAATGACCAGAGATTATTATTTAAACAAGTTTATTAATATGAAACTTAAAAATATAACATTGGGCATAGCAGCTATAGCCACAGTTGTGATGATATCTGTGTCTGCAAGTGGTGCTGGCAAGTGCAAGGACACAGATAAAAAATTGATGGATGGGAAAAAGATTCTGTGGTGCGGTAGCCAAGTTGAATTAACTTCAAAAAAAGCAGACCTTGAAAAGAATTTAAAAAATGCCAAATTTGCAAAAGAGAATCTTGCTTTATGTGATTTGGATTCTGATTTTAAAAAGATTGTCAAAGACACCCTAAAGACAGAATACAATAGGCAGAAAAAAACAAAGGAGAATAAACAGTATGACTTTGATATCAATTATAGACCACTGCTTTATGGTGTGCTTAGCAAAGAAGTAAAAGCTCAGGATTATAAAGCAACAGGAAAAATAACAGACACAAAATTATTTCAAGATTTAATTCTTAACAAATAATATTATGTTAAAAAAATTCTTCAATACAAAAGAGGCTAAACGTGCATTATGGACAGTTTTAAATGCTGTTATGGCTTTGGCTCTGGCTTACTTTATCTATCTTGCTGGGAACAATGTAGCTTGGGCAATTGCACTTGTACCACCATTCACAGCACTTACACAATTTATAACTAAATACTTAAACTCACAATGACAGACTTTGTGAATAAGCACTCATTTAAAATACAACTTAGTGTCGCCATTGCTGTGATAGGATTTGTAATTTATTGGTCTTCTGTCTCAGCCAGATATGTTTATAAAATTGAAGACAATGGCAAAAGAATAAATAAAGTTGAAGTGAAACTTGATGCACTTGCAACTAAGCAAGATTTGCAAATTTTAAAACAGGATATCAAAGATTTCATAAAATAACAATATGTACACAACAATTGCAACAGTCAGGGAATTCTCGGGATTTGATGATACTACAAAAATCTCTGCAACAACAATAAGAGGTAAAATTTCCATGGCAGATGCCAAAATTGATGGTGCCATTGGATATAGATATAACTTGCCATTGGCATACCATAGGCAGAACACCATTACATTCAGTGACACAGGAAGTGGCTCAGGAACTTTAACAGCAACAATTAATGGAAGCACTTATGCAATAGCTATATCAAATACACTGACAGCATCTGCTGCTGCAGATTTGATGAGAGTGGCTATGGTTGATAGCTCTGATTTTATAACTCTTGGCTATATAAGTGAGGAAGCAAGTGGCGATGCAGTGCTTACAATAATATCCCAAACTGATTCTGCAGTATTGGTAACTGCTAGTGCTGAAGTAAATATCACAGATGCTGGAGGCACTGTTCAGGGGATAACAGCCACAGCAGGAACTGTTCAGAACAGATACACTCCGATGGTTAGCCAGCTTAGTGCAGAGATAGCCACTGCCTTGCTTCTGATGGATAATTATGGAATTGAGGCTCAGGACACTCCCAAGGATGGGGTTGCTCGGATGGAAAGGCTTGATGAAATATTGTCTCAATTGCAGGGATCAAGTGATAGGATGACTCTAAAATTATATGATGAAGTTGACCACACAGAATTAACACAGTCATCTTCAGGTCTTCCAAGTTATAAACCTACACAGGCAACATCTGATGCTGATTATACTGGAGAGGATCCTACACAGTCAAATGTAACAATTAAAGACAAATTCTAATGCTAACTTTTAAATTAGATGATAGGAAGGCAAAGAGAGTGCTAAGGAATTTAAATAAAGGAATATCTGATTTCAAACCAGCATTAGAATTGACAAGGAGATATCAGCTTAAAGAAATTGAAAACCAATACAAAACAGAGGGTAGCAATATCCTTGGGAGTAAATGGCAATCCCTGAAGAGAAGAACTATATTGGCAAGGATCAGAGCAGGATTTGGGGCAGGACCAATATTGACTGCTAGTGGCAAAATGAGAAAGTCTCATAGAAAAAAAGTTTTGAACAAGAACACACTTGGAATTGAGAATACTGCATCTTACTACAAATACCACCAGCAAGGCTCAAAAAGGATTCCTCAAAGGCAAGTTGTTGGGCACTCAAATAAAATGATTAAGGATGTTGTAGATATATTCGTAAAATACTTAAGAAAAATAATGCAATCATAAATGGATGAAATTATAACCACACTAAAGACTTTGCTTGCAGCAGCTATGGGCAGCACATATACTTATGTGTATGGAGAAGTGAAAGTTCCAAGTGATACAGTACTCCCACTGATTGAAATAATCCCTGTATCAACTATAATAAATAGGCTTGGCACAGGAGAGTTGACTGACAATGAATTCACAGTTAGGATAAATTATAAAAATACTCTGAAGAAATTTGTAGACAATGATACAAGTGTGACCACCTTGGCTCACATGCAAGATGCAGTCAATGTGATGGAGGATAGAAGTTCAGTGACAGGGCAACCTGATTCAGATACAATTTTAGGAACAATTCTTGACAATATTAGAATTAGCAATTATGTAGATGTGTGTCAGGACATCAGCATTGAATATGATATAAATGAATATGGGGATTCCTGGATAACAGTTGCTTCCCTTACATTTACTGCCAAAAAGAAGACTCCAATTAATTAATTCTTAACCACACAATTATGAAAGAAGGAACTGATTACAAGCTTATAAAAACTAAAGACGAAGATGGCAATGTCATCAAAGTTGAAGTTGAAATGCCAAAAAAGGCTGAGAAAAAGCCTGCTAAAAATAATTTAACCAAATAACATTATGCCAAATTTCGACCCATATAGTAATTATGGTTATGCTGGATTAGTCAAAGAGACCACAGCAGGAACTGCAGTTACTCCATCGAATTATTTAAGAATTATCTCTGAGAGTCTTGCTGCTAACTATGCAACTCAACCCATCAATGAAGTAGCGGGAGACCGTGAAAGATTGAGGAGAAGTGTTGAAGGGCAGATTGAGGTCTCTGGTGATATTGAATTTTTCGTTGAACCAAAAATGATTGGTCACTTCCTAAGGTCAGTCTTGGGTGCACCAACCACCCAAACTCTAACTGCTGCAACTGCATTTAGACATACTTTTGCTGTTGGCACTCCACTTACTTATACATTTGATGTGCAAGTGGCTGATGCTCCTTGGGTACACAGGTACTTTGGGCTATTCATAACCAATCTTAATCTAACCAGAGAAGAGAATGCCATCAAGGCTACTGCATCGTGTGTTGCACGAAAGGCATTCACTCAAGCTAGGGTTACTACAGCTGCAAATTCTGGAACAGCTTTAACTGTTGACCAGACAGCAGGACTAACCACATCAGATACTATTATTGTTCTTCAAAAAGAAGATGGATATACAACAGTTGCTGAATATACAATATCAGCAATAGTAAGTGAAACTGCTTTAACTGTTAGCACGATATCCACTCAGATTGATGTAGATGATATTGTTGTCATAAAAAGATTTGCAGTCTCTCAAGCTAATTATGATATGGATGACCCTTTCACCTTTCAAGGAGGAACTCAAGTTTATGTAGGTGATGATATAGATAATACATCTGAAGAATCTAAAGAAGATATGGAATTATCTCTAGTAAATGAAGTAGAAGCTAGATATTGTTCAGGACTTGAAAGAGAAGATAGGTTTGCAGCAGATATCTTAATAAAAGGATTTACTGCAACTGGTCAAATAACTAAATATTATGACACACAAAGTTATCTTGATAAAGTTCGCAATAATGCAGAGTTTGGATTTAGAGCATTGATGCAAGGAGAGACAGCCATTGAGGCAAATGCATCAGCAAAAGCTAGAACTTATTGGGGAACAGGTAATGGTTTTTATGTAGAGGCAAGCACTGCAGGAAAAGCTGGAAATGATATAAATGTTACTTTAGCAATTGCTGCTAATGATACTTTAGCTGCTAGTATTTCAGGGAATAATGTTCTTGTTGCACTTGCTAATACTACTGCTGCAAAAAATACTGGAACATTAATTGCTGCTGCTGTAAATGCTTTAGCAGGAGTTGATTCAGTAGTTGAAGGTACAGGTGCTACAGAATTTACTGCTGCTGTTACTAATCAAAATTTAGGAGACACAATATCAGGTTCAACTGCTGCGGTAGTTGGAAGAGATGCTAGTGAAAAACCTTATTTACAATTTGATTATGCTGCAGCATTAGCTGATAACTTCAGTGTAAACAATACAGAAGATGACATTGTAACTCAAGAGATTCCACTTATGTTCCAGAAAGATGTAGATTCCTCTGATGACCAGAGAAAGGGATACACTGCTAAGGTGAGGCTCGTCAATGATGTTTCTGCCTATTAAGAAACATTGCTCCCCCTGCTTCATGGTGGGCAGGGGGAGCTAAAGCCAACACCATGAATTTTATATCATAATTTATAAACACCATGAGTAAATTTGTAACAGATAAATTAACCAAAATTGATTTGGGTGATGGGGAATGGGTAAAAGTACCCTCAGCTGTATCATTCAATTTGGTTAGAGACTTCACCAAAGTTCAGGCTGATAGTGATATGGAGAAAAGTATGGAGATGCTAATTGTATTGGTCAAAGGTTGGAATCTTAAAGATGAAGATGATAAACCTGCAGAGCTAACTCCTGACAACTTGAAGCGATTGGACATGAAATACATCAACATCATCATCCAAGAGCTTTTAAAAATTATGGGCATTGATGATAAAAAAAAAGCAAGCAAAGGTATGCAAGGTTAGAGCTAGTAGTCAAAGGAAAAGCAAGAGATTATAGTTTGCTGGACTATAGAATGTCTGAGAAGTTTGGGTTGAACTGGGCTGAACATGAGAGCAAACGCATGAATGATATTATTATGATACTGTCCATAGAAAATAAATTGCAATCAATTAATAGCAAGTCAACTAAAAAACCATATGGCAAACACTAAGTTAGTATTAGAAACACAGGTCAAAGGAGCAAATGCCAGTGCTAAGGAAATTAAAAAGCTGGATACTGCAGTCAGTGGTCTGAAGGACAGGATCAATAAAGCATCAGGTGCCTCCAAGGCATTTGCAGCAGGCATGCTTGCTATAGCTGGTGGTGCTGCTTATCTTGGGAAAAAGGCTCTGGATGCTGCTGCTGATTTTGAACAAAGCCAAATCTCCTTCACCACAATGCTTGGAAGTGCAGAGGAGGCAGAGATACTTTTGGCTAAGCTTGCTAAATTTGCAGCAAAAACTCCATTCTCTCTAAAAGGAGTGGAGAAGACTTCAAAGCAACTATTGGCTATGGGAGGAGCAACTAAGAAAAATATGATTCCTGTGTTAAAAGCACTGGGGGATGTTTCAGCTGGGCTGAGTGTTCCTATAGAAAGATTGGCATACAACTATGGTCAGGTTGCATCACAGGGGAAATTGACAGGGAAAGAGCTGAAGGACTTTGCAATTGCTGGTGTGCCATTGATTGGGCAACTTGCCAAACAGCTTGGAAAATCAAGAACTGAAATACAGAAGATGGTATCTGCAGGAAAGATAGGATTTGATGATGTGGAGCAAGCATTTAGAGACATGTCATCAGAGGGTGGGCAGTTCAATGACCTGATGGACAAGCAATCCAAAAGCTTGAATGGCATGATATCCAATCTTGGGGATGCTTGGGAGTTATTCTTAAGAGGAGAGGGTGCTGCACTTTTAGATTGGGGAAAGAAATTCATTGGGTTTGCCACTCATGTGGTTGAAAATATCCTTCCTAAATGGATTATATTTATAAAAGCATTGTCTGCAGAATTTCAGGAAAACAAACTTGCCTTGGCTATATTGGTTGGAGTTATTGGGGGTGCACTGATTCCTGTTATATGGTCAGCAGTGGCAGCAGCAGGTGCACTATTCGTAGCTCTTGCTCCATTCATGTTGGCAGGTGCTGCTATTGCAGGATTGGTGGCAGGAATATGGTGGATAGCAACTAACTGGGACAAGGTTAAAGCAAAGCTGTCTGCAACATGGGATAAAATGAGTGTGGGATTAAAAACATGGATAAGAGTGACTGTGGGGATATTAACCTTTGGTATGTCAGAGGTGATAGGAGTGCTTATTAAGCACAAAGATGCAATCATAGAGGCATTTGTTAGTGGGTTCAGAAAAGCAAAAGAAACCATAGTGAATATTCTAGATGCTGCTGCAAAACGAATAGCATCATTTGTTGGGTATGTAAAATCTGCATTTGAGTCAATCAAAAATCCGATAGGTGCACTGCTTCCTGGATATACTGCTGCTGTTCAAAGTGCAGGAAAATCATTTGGAGAATGGGTAAGGGGAGAAAGAGCTGATGGTGGTCCTGTTGAGGCAGGCAGTCCATACTTGGTAGGTGAGAATGGTCCTGAAACATTTGTCCCTAGCAGGAATGGAACCATTGTCCCAAATGGGGCAGGGGGAGTTACCATAAACATCCAAACAATGATAGGTGAGGAATCCTTTGCAGAGCAAATGGGAGATATGATCGTTAAGCGTTTAGCAGGTAATGTATTTATTTAATGTATATATTTATAAATGACACAGATAGGACTTCCAGTGTGGTTAGAAATTCAGTTGTCATATTGGATGAATTGCAAGAAAGAGTAAACTCTGCCACATTAAAAGTATTTGGCTTTAGCCCATCTCAATATCAGGAGATTCGGATATTTGACGGGCATGAAATATTATCAACTACAGCAAATAGTGTAACCCTTAGAAAAACTTATAAAAGTAATCTTGAAACTAATTTATTTAGAGTGGGAGACACTGTATATGTGGCATTAAATGAAAGTGATGAAGAAAGTGGAACTATATCAACCTTAACTGATGATAGTGATAATTTAAAAATCACATTCTCAGCAAATTTTAGCAGTACACCAGCTCAGGATGAACTCTGTGGAAAATTAAAGTTTGCAGGAAATATAATTGATATTAAAGATAGGAATATATCTAAATTACCCAATTTGGAATATCATATTAAATGTTTAGATTATACTCGTGTGTTTGATAAGAAATTAATTAATGATACTTATGAAGATAGAAGTGCTAGATATATTGTAAATGACTTTTGTAATGTTACTGTGAATAAGAATCAAATTATTGATGATATGGAATATGCTAATAATGGAGCCATACAAGCAGAATGGGGTGAAAGTGTAGATGGTGACAATCCAACAATTGATGCTAGCAATTTTAAAGAAGGAGACACAGCAGGAACTTTTCCATGGACATTTGCTGCTGGGTCTTCTAATTTTTTATCATCTCCAACTCAAACTGATATTTCTGATTTTACAGGAGTCGCAAGTGGTTTTCCTACAAAAGGAGTAATTGGGCTTTGGTATAAATTTAGTGATTATACAAATGTTTCTGTTATGAGAGTACAGATAGGAAGTGATGTTACAAATTATTATTCTTATTATATAACTCCTACAGATAATAATTGGAATTATGCTACGCTTAATATGAAGTCTCCTGATTCTACCACAGGTACTCCTGTTTGGACTGCGGTTGATTGGTTAAGATTACGAGTATTGGAGACAGCTAGTGGTAATGTGAAGGTAGATGGAATACGTATTTTAGAAGAAGAGCATTTCAAACACTTTCCTTATATTGAAGCATCATCTGATTTTGATGACTTTAGAATACCACGAGTAAAGCCTACAGAAGCACTCCAAAGACTGTCTGATGAACTCTCTTGGTATTGGTATATAGATTATAATAGATACATTCATTTATTTCCTCAAGTTAAGAATCAAGCTCCCTTCGATTTAACTGCGACATCTGATAATTTTAATAATTTACAAATTACTGAAGATGTTAGTAGACTTGTTAATAGGCAAGTTGTAAAAGGTGGGGATGAAACAAGTGAAGATAAATATTCACAAGTTATTGAGGGTGATAGTATAAAAAGAGAATGGATATTAAAAAATAAATTTAAAAATCTTGAAGTTGAATTAGATGATGGCAGTGTTACTGATACTACAGAAGCAGGAACTACTACTACAACAATTAATGCGACTGGACATAATTTAACAGTTGGTGATTATATAGTTAATCGTACAAGAGCAAATGCAGTTAGAAAAGTTTTAACTACACCTACTGCTGACCAATTCACTGTTGACCTTGTAACTGCTCAGACAAATGGAGATACATTTTCAACTTTTGTTGCTCAGAATGTTGGTGTTGAAGGATTAGAATCAGAAATAGGAAATGATTATATGTCTAATTTTAATGAGAAGTCTATTAGGTCTACTGAGTTGGAAGCAACTTTAGATTCAGGAGATTTCTTGATGTTTAGGTATAATGAGGTATTTCCTATATTAGTTCAGAGAACTGAGAATATTTCTGTAACATCAATGCAAGATACTCTTGGTTATTCAGATGGAATATTTGATGGACAACCAATAGTTGATAGAACTTTAAAAACAATTGCAGAAGCACGAAAAGTTGCTGAAGCTCAGTTGAACAAATATTCAAATGCAATTATAACTGCCACATTTACCACAACTCAAGAAGGATTGGAAAGTGGTCAATTGATAACAATCACTGATACAACAACTAGTGCAAGAAATATTGACCAAGATTTTTTAATTCAAAAAGTGCAATTAAAGCAAGTAGAACAAGGAGAAAATATCTATAAAGTAACAGCTAGTAGTCTTTTATATGGGATGATGGAATTATTACAGCAGTTACTTAAAAGCAGACGTAAACTTGATATAGAGGAAGATGCTAGAATTGATAATATAGAAGATGCTTTTGAAACTATAACAATTACTGATGTAGTTACTGATGAAGTAGATGATAATAAACAATCTGAAACAGTAACAATAGCTGATATTATTTCTGAAGAAACTGTATTTACACCACCATTTGTATATGAACCAGATGGAGCAAGTGTTTCAAGGTATAATTTAGCATCTTATTCATAAATTTAATTTTTAATATATAATACAATTATGAACAAAAATGATGGAATAAAATTAAAAGGTCATTATCATATTGAGATTCATGATGAAAAAACAGGTGAATTAAAAAGAACTTATGATTATGACAATTTAATAACCACAGTAGGTTTAACAGCTTTTGCTGCACAAATGGCAGGAGACCAAACAACTGATATTGGTGACAATTTATATATAGCAGTTGGTAGTGATGCAACAGCTCCAGTAATAGGTAATACAACACTAGGAACTGAAGTTGCAAGAAAAGCAGTTGGTTCAACTGCATTTTCAGGAGCAGTAACAACTAATGTAGTATTTTTTGCTGCTACAGAAGCAACTGGAACTCATAGAGAATTTGGAATGTTTGGAGATGGTAATGCTGCTACTGCTAGTGCTGCTGCTGATTCAGGAATTTTATATTCACACGTTGCTGCTAATGTTACAGTGGCAGCAAGTGAAACTTTAACAGTATCCTTTCAATTAACTTTTAGCTAATAACTTTTATAAAATATGTCTTTAATAAATAGTTCTGATGTTAGTGCAGGTGATGACATAAATGCAGTTGACCATAATCTTTTACGTGATGATATAGGTTATGCTGCACCAACTGGTATTATGAATCCTTATGCAGGTACGACTGCTCCATCTGGATGGGTAATATGTACAGGTTTAACTCTTGGTAATGCTGCATCTGGTGCATCAGGTAGGGCAAATGCAGATACTGAATCTTTGTTTACTTTATTGTGGGATAGTTTTGCAGATGCTCAATTAGCTGTTAGTGGTGGTCGTGGTGCTAATGCTGCTGCAGATTATGCAGCAAATAAAACAATTGAAATACCTGACTTACAAGAAAGAATGCCTGTTGGATATAAAAATGCAGGAACCTTCGATCCAATTGGTGATACTGCTGGTACTGAAACTCATACATTACTTACTGCTGAAATGCCAGCTCATACACATACAATAAATGTATACAATGCTGGTGGTACAGGTTTTGCTTATAACGGAACATCAACTACTTTAACAGGCACACCAGCTACATCTTCAACTGGTGGTGGTGGAGCTCATAATAATTTACAACCCTACTTCGTATCTACATATATAATTAAACTTTAATAATATGAGAATAGGCTTAATAGCTGGTCATCATCGAGCGTTCTGGTATCACTGGAGAGATCCTGGTGTATTGCCTAGTGTGAATGTTAAGCATCAAATTGCTCTAAAATATCCTGATGAGCCTATTATTAATGAGCACCACGAGGCTGAGAAATTAGTTTTACGAGCAAATTTTCAATACAGTGGTAAGGGAAAAATGCTTTTGTGTCCTTTTATATATGATCTTGGACAAAAAAAGAAGTGGGTGGAAAAAAACAAAATAGACTGGATCATTTCAGTGCATCTCAATTCAGATAAATATAGAAGTGAACATGCAGATGGATTTGAGATATGGGTCAACCACAAGGACATAGCTGCTCGGATAAAAGCTCAGAAGGCTTGCAGGCTTGCAGCTAATACACTTGGGATGAGGAATAGAGGAGTCAAATATTCTGGCAATCTCTACATACTCCACACACAGGCACATGAATTGTTATTGGAAGTAGGATTTATCAATAATTCTGATGACATGATTAAGATGAGGGAAAAAGGAGTGCAGGCTATAATTGATGTGATGAAGCATGTGGCTAGAAACAATTGATGTTGTCAGATGCCTTCAAAAATTTGGCGTGCTTTTTAGACAGATACTCTGCTCTTAAGTATGGTGTCATTTCAAAGTGAGCCTTTTTGTGGCACTTCCTGCATAGTGCCATTAGATTCTCAATGGAATCTTCACCACCCCTTGACTTAAATCTTATGTGGTGGATATCACTGGCAATTTCTTTTTGGCAGTTCTCACACAAGGCTATGTCCTGCTCCCCATATCCAAAGTGTTTGGCATAAATTTTTCCGTGGCTAGCTTTAATATTCATAAGGAACTTCATTAGGCTCAGGAATATAAATGGACAGCTTGATGCTTGCCCAAGTTCTTACTCTTGATAAATAATCTTCAAATTCTGATGTTGTTAAATCTGCTGTACTTGAGAATGTAACTGACTGAATTTTTTCACTCAGCTTTATCATCCTGCCAAGAAATTCATATTTTAAAACTTCATGCATTTCTGTGCTGGAATAGCCTGTTTCAGCAGAAAGTATGCTTATAACCACTCCCCAGTAATACCTATTTTGGTTATTACTGCGTTGCACATACTTTTTCCTCTTTTCTAGCGTGATTTGTACTTCTTGGGCATCAAGCCCAGCCACATGATTTAAAAACGCTTTAGAATCGTTTAAAACAAGTTTTTTATTTTCAACTTTTCCATCAAATTTTAATTTCATGATTTATTTGGTCTTTTCGTGCTTTCCTGCACTCAAAGGATTAAGAATAAGTTCATAGATCCTTCTCATAACACTTTCAATTCTCTCTGTAGTTATTATATCAGGCATTTCCAGATATCCCTTCACCACTTGTCTGATGTTATTTAATTCCATCTGCCTGTATATTTTTATCCTGGTTATCCACAGGCAGTCATCTATCTCTGCCCTATTCTGTAGCTCTAGTCCGTCAAGCAGGTAATCAGCTACAGCCATTGGTTGTAATCATTCTCTCATAATTGCATTTCTTAATTGTTGTCTGATTTCTTTAGAGTCTCCGTCATAGGCGTTGAGTAGTTGGGTGAAGTAGTTAATGCTCATTCTTTCATATCGTTTATAAATTCTTTTGGTATTTCCTCATATTTATGGTTGCCATAATTTACGCCATATACACAACACAATCCCCCCTCATCACCTTTTCTGACTTCCTTTTCTGTTAATCCACATCTGATACAGGCTTTCATCTTCTTATTGGTTAATTTATATTATTCTTAATCAGTTTAATAAGTTTTTTATATTCTTTAATTTCATTCTCACACCAATCTATAATAGCTTGTGGGTCATTTTTTAATGCTTCGAATATATTA